TTAATAAACCCGACTGTCATCGTATTCCAGATAATCGATATCCAGCGCCGGAACGACCGGGGTATGGTTTTGCAGCCAGGCCAGAAGATGCTGAATGCTCTCTCTTTTGAGTGAATTTTTTGGCCAGACGAGGTAGTAGCCATCCCCCGTCGCAATAGCTTCCCTGAACGGCAGGCCCAGCAGGCCACTTTTCAGGGCATCAAGCGTGAGATGCAGGTCGGCGATAGCGATGCCGTGCCCGTTCATCGCGGCAATACTTCCCTGTTCAAGGGTATCGAACACCATACCGCTGCTCATATCGAGCCCCGGGAACAATCCTGTTCTTCGCAGCCAGCGCCGCCAGTCACGTCTGTCCGGTGAAGGATGGATCAAATCGCATTGCGGAAGCCGTTGCCGGGCCGGTTCGATAAGTGATGGGGTACAAACCGGGATAAGCCATTCATGAAAAAGCAGCTGACTCTCCGTTGTGTCACCAAAACGGCCATTACCAAGAAGGATGGCGCAGTCGTAGGGCTCAAGATTGAAATCAACGGTATCAATGTCCATCCAGACGCTGGCAATCTCAACCTGTGGTTTTGCATGGTTGTTGCGAAAAGATCGCAGCACGTCGAGAAGCCATCTCATGGTCAGGGTGCTGGGTGCTTTTAACCGCAGCAGGTGGTTTTCACTGCGAAATGCCCGGCAGGCCCATTCAATGCTCGTGAAGCTCTCGTTCAGCTGTCCGGCAAGCACTCGCCCGGCTTCAGTGACCTCCACGCGAGGACCTTGCCTTTTGAAAAGCTCGCAGTCGAACCACAGTTCAAGGGTACGAACATGTCTGCTGACCGCACCCGGCGTAATATTGAGCGTTTCAGCGGCTTTACTGAAGGAGTTCAACCGCGCAGCAACTTCAAACGCACGCAGTGCATACAATGGCGGTAAAGACATAACGTCCCTTAAATGAAAATTTCATTATGCTAAAACTTGTTCCGGGGCAACGCCAGCAAGTAAATTATGGAGAAAAACAATGATCCCCAATATACCGAGTCATATCGATAGGGGTCAAAATCGATATGCAAAAAGCTGCGGACAAACTCGTAGCCATTAGCAAAGATGTTTATCTGAACGGCTGCAACAGCGATTACAAACACCATATATGCGATAAATAGCGGGTATTTATGCAGCCTGTTAACTTTTAGTTTCCCGAGATAAAGCAAGAAAAAAATTGCAACAGATACAACAAAATAGACGATGGCAGGCCAAACGGGTGGATGAAGCGAAAATTCTAATTCTTGTGACATAATCAATTCTCTTTAGCTATCTGGTACATCTGCCATCCCGTAATGCTCCCAGTGGTCAAATCCAGCGCCATTGCGGTTTTAGATGCCTCTTGTCAACCGTAGTTCATATCCTGTACGTTCGAGAGCTTGTCGCCGGAGAACAATGTTTTGATCATTTGTTGATACCCTTGCCCAGCCCATTTGCAAGCTCTTCCACTTTTTCTAAGGAAAATCCAAATGAAGTTATCTGCGAAGCTGCCGCAGGGCAATCGATGAAACGGAGATATAAGAATTTACGCGATAAGGAAACGCCCTCGACGCATAATGATCGTAAAATTATGGTTGTGCATGGGTCAGGCACGAAAAATAAGATTTGTTGTCAGGAAGGGGGAATTGCAGGCACAAAAAAACCACCTTTCGGTGGTTTCACGACACTGCTTATTGCTTTGATTATTCTGCTTTTCCCATGGTAGCCGGAGTGGGACTTGAACCCACACAGCGCGAACGCCGAGGGATTTTAAATTGGTTGTTAAAACTCATAAAATCAATGGGTTGTAGATTTTTTCCGAACATAGAGCAAAACTACAACACTTTAAATACATGAACTTACAACCTATTTGCAATCAATCTTCGGAATGGTTAGTGAATAGATATTCACTAGTCAGCAGCCCTGTACCACGCCTGCCAGCGATAGATATTTGTCCGCAGCTCGCGCACACATTCCGTCGTCTGAGTATCTGCCTGCAGGTCTTCATCGCTATCTCGTCCGGCGTCACTTGCCTTGCACGGCGGGCTCATCAAATCCTGGGATATTGTTGGCCGCGTCGATTGCTCGCTGCCGCAGCTGCACAGCGTGATCGTCAAAATCGCACTTAGTATGATTCGGGTCGTTAACATATTTCACCACGTCTCGGTAAATGGTCCGGTAAATCACTTTTCCTTCTGCGCTGGCCGCTGCCGCTTTCTGCTCACTAGTGGCGACGGCTTTCTCCGCTTTTTTGTTTTTCGCTGCATGCTCGCTGTTTACCTTGTCGCTGTGCGCATACCAGCCTTTCAGATAACCCGCGTAAAAGGTAACAGCGAAAAGCGCCAGCAGAACGCCCAGCGCTAACAGCTTTGCTTTAATGGTCACTGGTCTATCCCCCAGCACGTCAGTGCGCTTTCCTGATCCCGGCGCTCGACCTGACCATAGCAACCGTTCTTCTGGCCTTTGGTCAGTCTGCAATCGCGGCCGCCGTCTTTAATCCACCAGCGGATCGCTTCGCATGCACCTTTGCGGTCACCAGCATTGATGCGCTTATAAAACGTCGAGGGGAAACATTTACCCGGGCCGATGTTGTACGGGCAGAACGAAGCAATACCGGCTTTCTGTGGTTCGGTCAGCGGCACCTTTATATTCCGGTCAACCCACGCCAGCGCCTTATCGCGCTCGATGGCGTTTACCCGGTCGCATTTCGTCTGCGTCAGCTTCATGCCCTGCACCACCGGTTTGCCATCCACAGTTGTGGCACCACGGCAAATTGTCCAGATCCCGCCGCCGTCTTTGTACGCCGTGAGGCTGTTTCCTTCTTTTTCATTCAGGAACTGATCGAGGATGACCGACGCCGGAGCGCCGGCAAGCACCAGACCCAGAACAGCGGCGCTGAGTTTAGTCTTGCTGGTAGCCATTGTCCCGAGCCTCTTTGCGACGATCGTCTTTAATTTTGAAATAAAGGTTTGTCAGATAAGTCAGCAGACCAAAGAGAATACTGGCGAGAACGCCAATTGCAGCCCACTGGCTGGGACTGACTTTATCGAGCAGTTGCAAAAGCCAGTAGCCAAAACTGCCAATAGATGTGCCGTAGGAAAGTCCCGCCGCCACGTCTGAAACGTTATTCATCCTCATGCCTCACCCCCGGTGGGGAAAATCGTATCGTGGCATGAGGGTAAGCGCGTAGGTCGGTCGGAATCCCGACCATATAGAGGAGGTCGAAAAGGTTAACAACAAGTGCTAAACTTCTTGGCTTTCAGAATTGACTGATTTTTATAATGTTAAAGCTATTTAGTAGATACGTTTCCGTTGGCGTGCTCAACACAGCCTTACACTGGCTGTGTTTTGGCGCTCTGCTTCATTTCTTTGGGATCAGCCAGGCGATTGCAAATGTTCTGGCATTCTGCATTGCAGTAACGTTTAGTTTTTTCGCGAACGCGAAATGGACGTTCAAATCGCAGGCCACTTCCGGGCGCTATCTCGCGTTCGTATTATTCATGGGGATCATGGCAGGCCTGACGGGTTACCTCGCTGATACTGTTGGCGCTCCTCCCGTTGTTACCCTGTTAGCATTTTCCGGCTTTAGCCTGGTTGCCGGGTTCATCTACTCAAAATTCATTGTCTTTAGGGATGCGAAATGAAAATTTCTCTGGTCGTTCCGGTATTTAATGAAGAGGAAGCAATTCCAATCTTCTATAAAACCGTGCGGGAGTTTGAAGGGCTTCTGCAGCATGAAGTTGAAATAGTCTTCATTAACGACGGCAGTAAAGATGCGACAGAATCAATCATAAATGCGCTCGCTGTGGCCGACCCGCTTGTCATTCCTCTTTCCTTTACCCGCAATTTCGGTAAAGAACCTGCACTGTTTGCAGGCCTGGACCATGCAAGCGGTGAAGCTATTATCCCGATAGATGTTGATTTGCAGGACCCAATTGAGGTTATCCCGCACCTGATAGAGAAATGGCAGGCCGGCGCGGATATGGTTCTTGCTAAGAGAACAGACCGCTCTACGGATGGACGACTCAAACGCAAGACCGCAGAGTGGTTCTATAAGCTGCACAACAAAATCAGCAATCCGCAGATCGAGGAAAACGTTGGCGACTTCCGCCTGATGTCCCGGGATGTGGTTGAAAACATCAAGCTAATGCCAGAACGCAACCTTTTCATGAAAGGCGTCTTGAGCTGGGTTGGTGGCCGCACTGATGTTGTTGAGTATGCTCGCGCAGAGCGAGTTGCCGGGGATTCTAAGTTTAATGGCTGGAAACTGTGGAACCTTGCACTTGAAGGTATCACAAGTTTCTCTACGTTCCCGTTGCGCATGTGGACTTATATCGGGTTGTTCGTTGCTGGCCTGGCCTTCATCTATGGCGCATGGATGATCGTCGACACGTTAGCATTCGGCAACCCGGTTCGCGGCTATCCATCAATGCTTGTCTCAATACTTTTCCTTGGCGGAGTTCAGTTGATAGGTATAGGTGTGCTTGGGGAGTATATCGGCAGGATTTATGTTGAAGTTAAGGGAAGACCTCGTTATATCATCAAAAACGATCTCAAGGATAATCGGAAGGAAGAGAAATGATTAATCAGGCTTTGGAAAAAGAAACTCATTTAAAGTGGGTGTTATTCACTTTTGTTTTTGCTGTAGTGGCTGTGTTTTTTACTGCTATCCATCCGGTGACAATTATCTCTGGTGATGAGTGGATCAATCTTTCTTCCGGAAGGCAGGCATATCCACAGTGGGGAGGTTTTAATCCAATTAAGGTTGTGCCTGAGGTTGCTTTCCCACTCTTTGGTAACATTGCCTCATCGGTCGTAATGCCACTTGGATTTACTTTCCTTGAAGCTATCGCCTATTTGACAGCGGTTTTAGTTGCGATTCTTGTTGTGGCGTTTCTTTATCAATTCTATGTTTTGATGAGAGAAACCGCAGGGTTGTCAACATACACTAGCTCAGTCATGGTTATCTTATACCTACTGTGCATGTTTGGCCTGTTCAGAACTCTCAATAATAACAACAGTCCATACCTGTTATGGGAGCAAAATCTTACTTGTTATTATCACTATATTGTTCCAGCCCTCATAAACGGCACGCTGGCACTTTACGTTTTAAGAATGTCGGCAACATTAAAACCCTTCTTTTACGAAAGAGCGATCTTTTCTGGCGTGCTGATATTCGCCATTTACCTATGTGTATTTTCGAACATTTTTGCCAGTGTTGTGCTTGCAGTAATGTGCGGTGTGGTACTTCTTCTGAACCTCATTAGCAACAGATTTAAAATTGTTGAGACGATTAAGGCTTACCCTTTCCACTGCATTACTCTGGCGATGTGGGTTATTTCTGCTCTCTTTGAAATGAACGGAGGAAGAGCGGACCGAATGGCAAAAGATCATCTGGATATTTCAGGTACAGTCAATGCATTTTACTCACTGCTTAAATTAACAGATCGCACCTTCTTCGTTGTGCTGGCTGTTGGATTGGTTTGCGGCGTGGTGTTCTTGCTAAGAAGAAAATCAGATGAGACAACTGAAGGGAAAAGATACGCTTTCTGGGTATCAGTGATTTCTGGAGCCATTACCACATTAGCCCTTATTCTGGTATGCGCAAAGGCTAGCGCTAACTATGCGACTCGACCTGTAGCAATGTGGGGTTCGTTCATGTACCTGATAGTAGCAGCTAGCATAGGACTTGGTTACTTCATTGAGCGCTTTAAGACCGTTCAATATATTGCCCCAATAGTTTTACTTTGCTTGATTAACAAAGCTACAGACCAATCAAATTCTTTGCGTGAGTCTCACAACGGAAACGTTCCTTTCTCCGTTGCGAATGCTATCGGACAAGATATGATTGTTCAGGTTCAGAGAGCTGTTGAAAGCAATCAGAGGACGATGACACTGCATGTCCCTAAGGGTGACAACAATGACAACTGGCCATTCCCGGTAACAAGAGGAAAGGCCATATCAGAAACTCTCAAATCAAATGGATTAATACCTCGTAACATTGAGATAAAAATCCAGCCGGACAGAGAAATGAATGCGAAGTATGGTATGCCAATCTGAATAGTTGCGCCCCATTAGGGGCGCATTAATTATGACTTAATATTCAATGATTCTACGTTCCCAGTACCACCGGATATACTAACGGCCGCTGTACCAGTTGTTGACCTTGCATGGTTTGTATAAGCCATATTATATCCACCAGCCCCAAGTACCACAGCATAAATCATTGTCGCCCCGACTACATAGTTATCTGACGCATTGCAACGGTAACAATTACTTAGATTGATTCCGTTATATGTAGCAGTCGTGGCATACCCGGCATCTAAGATGCTATTACCCAGAACTCGCAGCCCCTCACAAGATATTAAGTCAATACCATGACCTCTAACTCTTCGTACTTGGTTCTGGCTAACACTGCCAAATGTCACGGTATCCATAACAATACCAAGACCTGCTGAGCCGTTCCCATCAACTATATTACCGTTAACATTAGTCATAAAGTTGGCGCTAGTGGTTCCTGCCATCGTTACATGAATTGCACGAAGCGTAGAGGTGTAGATAACATTATTTGTGATTTGTACATCTGCAAATGTTTGGTTCTGATAATCGGGAACTGAGTTTACTGGGTTGTAATATCTCACACCAGTAACACATGCCTCAATATTATTATTAGAGATAATAATGCGCCCGCAAGAACGGTCACCTATAAAAACGCCATCACTACACTGGTGGATTTGATTCCCAGTGATAATCATACCAAAACAGTTTTGATGATCTATCGCATTATTTGGAAATCCACGCACAACGTTATCGGTGGTGCTTAAATGGAACTGCGCAGATGCAGATATCCCTTGACAGGAAGAATCTGTGCCAGAGGCGGAAACAACAATGTTGTTACGCATGGTATTAAAGTAACCTTGAGATGTTCCAATCTGGTTCCTCATCAAAATACCCCATGCGCAATGGGTGCAAATATTACCCTCCATAACGGCATGTTCGTTCTCGTTGAACCAGATGCTACAGCGGTAATTACCTATGCCGAGCAGCCCGCAACTATCTATGACATTGTTTCGTGCAACAACACGAGAAGCGGTGCTGTAGATAGCTGTGCGTCCGGTATTCACAATTCTACAACTCTCAACAACTGTGCCGGGTGCTGTAGATTCCACATTAATTCCAAGAACTGTTGCGCCGTTGCTTCCTTCAATACGTATACGCCGAACAACATGGTCCGCATTTCTCACCCTCAAAACTGCATCATTGAAACTTTCTGGATTAGTAACAACAATTCCAAAGTTTTGTAAGATCACTGATGAGGTGTTATTTACGAAGCATCCAGCATTAATGTTAAATGTTGCGCCTAATCCATCAATAATTGTATTTTGTGAAATGGCAGCTGCTATTGCTGCGTTAATTGCTGTATGCGCCGTAGGAGTAGTAGCATCAACTCTTGGGAGCGCACCGAACATATACGGAGAAATGTACCCAACATTCATCCGGACCCAGGCAGCCCCACCTGATGTTTTGATAACCGTACCGTTATTGTCGGTGTAACCTGAACCAGCAAGTACCGCTCTGAACTGTCCACCACCGTATCCCGTACCGGCAGTATGCCCTTTAACCGTAATACGCTGCTTGTCGAAAGATGGCTCGATTGTCCGTAGCGTTGCAATGTCTGGACATTCGCCGATGTACTTTTCGCCATCGGGTTTAGCCAGTTCTATCATTACATCGGACGCCGAACCAGAAGCTGGCAGAACGACGATTGGTTGCCCTGCAGCGTTAAACGCCAGCAGCTTGTTTGCGCGCTGATCAACAGGGGGCAGAATGGAGACTGAAGACTCAGGAACACGCAGCGTACGCACCAGGCTGACATTATCGACATAGTTCCTGGTCGCTGCATCCTGCGCATTTATCGGGTCACCGAGATTCGCGATCCTATAACCTTCTGCATTGAACGGACCACCAAATAGCGGACGGCGCAGCGCTAGCCCGAGATAAATAAAGGCACGCTGTATTGCCATCCAGAGGCGGTCGAAATCCTTATTCACTGTGTCGGCCAACAGATCGCCGTTGTCCTGGTAATCCGTTAACCGGTAGGTAGGAACAACACGTTCCAGCATGACCACTGCACCGCTTGCAGGTGGGGTAACGAAAACCACGTCACCCCCGCCGACGTTACCGACACCTGATACGGAATATCCGCTGGTAACGACAGTACCGTTGATTGATACCTGAATATCACCGGCATTGATGATATAGAACTCGAAGGGGAAAAGGGTCGTCAGACCGTTGGCGTTGTAAATAATATAGGGAGTCTGGTTGGGTACCGACATGATGCGAAACCTCTGGCAGGTTAGTAATCGACGTCGACCAGATGATCTCCGTCACTTAACTGCCAATCTTCGCGCGCATGCCCGGTCGGAATCCCGACCACTTTCCCGATACGTACTGGTGTCTGACTGATTGCGCCAGCACCAGAGTCTATAAAGTCGTCTGGCTGGTTGGTCAATGCTGGGTTAAAGTCACGCATCTGGTCATAGACAGGACCATCAAGTACATCGGTATGCGCCCATAGGAACCGCGACGACAGCGGCGCTTCAAACGCATCGAGAATACGTTTCTGTTTGTTGGTAATGCTGAATTCTTCCCGAACGCCACAGCCGGTACCCTTAAGCGCCTGACGCAGTAACTTACCCGCGAAGCTGCCCGGGCCGTTAACTTCGACACAAACCACCGGTATCTGGTATTTGAGCACCAGATCTTTTATTTGCGCGACCTGCCCGCCGGTGATTTTGTCGTTGTCATCGAATTCCGCCAGTTCTCCGGTGAGTTCCTGGCAAATGTGCCAGTACAGATGTCCACGCGCATCGGTAAGCATCAGAGAGAACGCCGAAGCATCGGCCTTAACTTTGCCTGTGGCCACGTCCCACCAGGCGACCGCGCCAACGATTTGTACATTGCCAAGCCAGAGCGAGGCCGTACGGTTCGCATACCGGATTTGAGGATGAATGTTGTATTCGCGGATGCGGTCTGGATCGAGGCGAACGTCGCCCACAGGTTTACTGTGCAGCTGATACTGGCTATCCCACTCGTTAATCGTGCGCGTTTCTTTGCGTCGATTCTCCATTTCCTCGCGCGTGAAGCGCTCAGGCCATGCGCAATCGGCATAAAAATCGATAACGGTATCGGGCGCGGTAGCAAATTCAACGCCGCTGGCCGTAATTTTGTAATCGACATCAGCGACCAGAAGGCGGGCACTTTTATGGATACCGGCGAAAACATATTCCGGCCGGAAAGATAACTCGTAGCGCAGCTGCGTTGCGTCTTTCGCCTCTATGCGTTTTTCTTTCTCAAACAACCGGATGGTAAGACAATCAGCGCCCATAGACTCCACCTCATCATAAAGGCTGTCATGCGTGTGCGGCGTACCAATGTAGAGCTTGCGGCCACCAGGGATCAGGATGTGCGTTTGCTCCCCCAGGCGATAGCGCAGCTTTTCACGCGCCTCCGGCGTCTGGATATTGCGGGGTACTTCTACGTCATCGTTCTGGCATTCGTTGGCACGGGCGGAGGTAACGTTAGACAGAATCCCTTTGGCGTACATGCTGCCGTTACGTAAATCCAGCGCGCCATTGACCCACCACTGCTCTACCGTCCCCTGCCCGTCGGGTAGCATGCCTTTGGTCAATGGATGGTTACGTAGTACGTTCTGAGTATCTCGGCTGGTTTTATATGCGGTACCATCGGATTCAGACTGGTGCAAAATGCGATACTGCCGATCGCAGTAATACCGCCAAGCATTATAGACAGCAAGGAGCGTTGATTTACCGAACCCACGGAAACAACGAAGCACCGCGAGATTACCGCGATGCTCCAGCCAGTGGCAGGCCTTATAGTGACAGTCCGGTACATTCCACTGCATCCGTTCCGCCCACATCAGAAAGAAGGCGAGGAAGGAGATCATTTTTTGCCTTTCTGGAGACGCTCTATAATGGCGGCCGCTTCACGTTCAGCCTTCGATACCTGCTGGCCCAGCGCAAAGGCTTCATCATCCTGACCAGGATTATCATTTGGCGTACCGCCACGCGTCTGCATGCCAATCAGTGAGTGCACCTTAATCAGCAACGTCAGTGATGCAGCTGCGTTCTTCTTATCCCAGTAACGGTCGCCGCGTTCATCTTTGGTCAGTTCGCTCGGTTTCTTACCGGCACCCGGCCAGTGAGCCGGATCGGCTTCTTCGAGCACCACGTCAGTAAGTTTGTCGCTCAGCGCGGTAAGGCGTGTTTTGTAATCCTGATGCATAAAAAAGCCCCGTAGTGAATACAGGGCTATGATGGCGCGGGTTTAAGGTCGGAATCCTGACTATTCTGGCTGTTTGAGCTTATCGACTTCTTGCTTAATATTTTCTGCGACCGCTAATAGCTTTATTGCCTCTAACCTATTCATTTTCAAATGCAGCTCATAGTCTGCATCACATCGCTTGTGATGCGCAGCTCTAAGCTTTAAACCAATTTTCTCAAGTTGAGCCGCGTCAAAATTATAGTCTGTCGCTGCATCACCATTGCACAGGTATTCTGAAAGCCTTTTATGCTCACCAAAGGGAAAGGGATTTCCACTTTTATCATTCTTTGGAATTGGCTTATTAATTACATCACGGACTGCATGGAACATGTAATAATAGGCTCTACTGATTGCGTTGCGAGTCCAGGTTTCACCACTCTTATCAAGAGAGTCTTTAGCTACATTCAGAAAGCAATCAAATTGCACCGCCATTAATTATCATCCCCTAATTTAGGTTCAAAAAAAGCGATACAATTTTTGGACTTAATCCCAGCAGAAACAATTCGATCAAATAATAAATCATCCAATCGAATCAAATAATCTACATCATCAGTGTCAATTGCATAAACACATGCATACTCACCCTCATGACAAGAGATACGTCGTTTAAGGCGTGGTAATCTTTCTTCCTCAGCTATCTGACGAACAACTGCGCCTAAGGCGCGCAAATCAGATGCAACGGCAGGACCTGCATCACGCAACAATTGTCTCGTTACCATACCGCTTCCAAATAGATCTAACTGGACTTTATTGAATCTTTTAGGCATTTCCATGGATTCAATAATTTCTGTCGTATGATTCAACAGTTCAATATCTACCCAATAAGAAGCAAGAGTATGTGCATATGATAAGGTCAATAACCCCTTATACTCTACACTACGGTTGACAACTTCCCACTCTTTACTGAGCAGATGTCGGTACCTCAAAGCCGAGGCATAGTTACACCATGACTGTGAAACGTTTGGGTCATAAGCGACAGCCTGTTCACAAAGTGCAATGCCCTCCTCATCATTTTCATTGAGGAAAGCCAACAACCCCTGAATGCACCACCGATGATGTGGAACATCGATTTTATCGGCTTCACGCGCCAACAGTCTAAGCTCAAAAGGACTCAACAAGAGTTCTCCAGAGACTAAAGACGGTTTGATTTTTCCAACAAGTTCATTGGTTTTCGGCAGCGCAAGAGGCATTTTAAGTATTCATCGAAGTAAAATTAGGTTAACTATACCTGCTCAGAGTGCCGTACGCCAATACAAGGAATAGCACACAACTAAAAATTTCTGGCCTACTGGACTTGAACTGAGCGTTTAGTTCAGAGCCCCAAACCTGCACAACTAACGCATACCAGGATCAATCTGGTTTATCAACGGTGCTATCCAGAACAGATTGTTTCCCGGCAGTAGCGTACGCACGTTATGCATTACCCGATCACCGGCATCGCCGTTGAGCACGCCAGCTGTCACATCAGTAATGGTATCGAGCAGACCGAACGTCGGCCCCAGCGCAGAACCGATAAAGCCGCGGCTGGCATAACGTGACTGTGTTCCAGTACCGAGCAATGCGCCCAGCCCCACCATACCACCAGAGGCTTTCTCTGCCATGTTGTTATATTCCATTAACGGGCCAAGAATACCTGAACGGTCGATCCCCTCAATGACCAGTTTCTGCGAAGACCAGTCAACCTCCTTACCATTTGCAGACTGCTTAAGCGCGTATGTCAGCGCGCCGAGTCCTATCTGGAAAGCCGTACCGTAATAAAACTGCCCGGTTCCCTCCTGCAGGCCGCCCAGCGTGGCGCGGTTATAGGATGCGGTAGCGAAGGATTTAAACTGGAAGATGGTTTTACCCAGAGGTGTACTGGCCCACAGCGGTGTATCGCCGATGCCCGGAGTGATAACGGTATTGTTAACGTCTTTGAGCACCGCCGACTGGAAGACGCCAGCAACGTGCTGATCGTCCCATTTTTCAAAATTACCGATATGCCAGCCGTTGATTACCTCACCGTGTTTTTCAAACTCGCTGCGGATACGCGCGGCCATATTGTCGTTAATACCAAGCTTAGCCAGACGGCGGCCAGCGAACGTACCGGAGAGAATGCCGTCGGACGTGATCATGCCGTTTACCGATTTGTTCATATCATCGAAGTGACCCATCAGCGTGAGCTTGCCGAATGCATCGGTGACGCGCTCCATACCCGCTTCGACCGCCGTTGTTCTGGCAGAGCCATCCACCAGGTCGCCCATCGTACGCGCACGGGTATGGAGGATGGTCTCCAGCCCGACGGCCATTTTTAACTGTTCGGCACGGCTGGCCTTGAATGCCGGTGACCGCGTGATCAGCGCAGAGTAACCACGCATGGTATTACCAAAGCCATTAACCATCACACCGCGCGCGAGATCAGGAATAGCGGAAACCGTCATACCACCCAGTTTGGTGACGAAGTTAGCGCTGCGCAGAAATGCACCGGCGCGTACGAAAAATGATGAGGGATCGTCAGGCATGCCGTAGGTACTACAGGCCCCCAGCGAGTTACGGCAACTTGAGAGATACCTAAAGCACGCGCAACCGCAGTTTTGGTGCCGAAAAAGCTGATAACAGTTTCAGTTTTCATTGTTCCTCCTATTAACGTTAGTTAGGAACATAAATACTAACGAAAGTTATGTCAAGTTAACTTATATTATGGGTATGAAAAAATTGACCTTTAACGACCGAATTTCCTCAAGACGTAAAGAGCTTGGATTAACCCAACAGCAACTTGCCGATGCCGTTGGTATATCCGCCGTGAGCGTCTATAAGTGGGAAGCGGGCATAACGACACCTAAAGGGCAAAATCTTTTCTCACTTGCCGAGGCACTCCGATGTACTCCGACGTGGTTGCTTTACGGAACTGAGGAGGATGAACCACTGAGGGCAGATCAACTTTCACCCGAGCTTGATGAAAGGCAAAAAAAGTTACTCGATCTCTTTGATTCATTACCTGAATCAGAAAAAGAAAGACATATCAGTGAGTTAAGCGAAAAAGTTAATGATTTCCAGAGGTTGTTTGATGAATTGCTAATGGTTAAAAAGAAAAAAAACACCATTAAGAAATAAAATTAAAGGTAATGTTTTCAAAGCATTGCCTTTTTTTACGCTCACAAAACTAACTTTTGTTATAAAAAATCATTGCCAGAAAAAATACCTTTGGTTATGCTTTGCAACATCAACGACGCACTAACCACGCGGCAGTTGTTCAGAAAAACGTTCTGACAGTCTGGAAAGACAGGCACCAAATTCGCGGGTCGCCGCCAGTACGATGACATGCGGGAAAGACCGCAACGAATCCAAAATTGCTGTGTGTAGTCTTTGCCTCGTCTCCATGAGGGGCATTTTTTTTAACACGGTGAAGAATTTAGTGACCCTTCGGTGAAAACCGAAGCCCTCGAAGAGAGGGGCCCTGTGAGGAAAGACCAACGGGCATGACCAGCCCTGACAGCCCGGAAAGACGGGCAACAGATGTAAAAAAACCCACCAAGGTGGGCTTCTTTACCCGGGACAGTGACCAAACCGCCCGGAGGTGGTACAGGGGACCAACCCTGTACCGAGGAAAGACCAACGACATGAGCCGCTGATCGGCTCGAATTATACATCAGTAAGGAGCCGCTATGGAAGCGCTACCCCTACAGGTAACACTGTACATCCACGTATCTGCCAATCCCCACTTCCCTGCACTCTATCTGGTTCATACCTGTGACATGTCACAGAACTATCCAGATCTTTACGTGCTGCTGGAAACGCGCACTGTTTGCCTTGAGATAAACCAGCCAGAACCGATAGATATCATCGGTAAACAAGTCGAACGCCTTCAGAAAGAAAAGGCGTCGATTGTCGATCGGGCTCACCAGCGTGTCGCCTTCATTGAAGACAAGATCCAGCAGCTGCTGTGCATCGACCATTCAACAATCCAGGAAAGTGATATCCCGTTCTGATAACGGCGCCTGACCCGCGCCAGTAACCGAAGAGGAAAGACCAAGTGACAATCTCAATTTACAACTGCCTGTTTAAGCCGAAAAAATCGGCCATCAAAGATGGTGCCGTTGCGTTGGCGATCAGCGTGGAAGCACCCAACAAAAAAATCGCAGAAAGCATCGTGACGGGTAAGCTCTGGGAGCACTATCCGGCGAACGGCGATAACTTCTTTAAACCTGAAATATGGGAAAACACAGCTGATCAGCCTCACCCTGAGATCGGCAAGTTTGACGAGCACTTTGCTAAATCCCATACGTTCGATGGCGAAAAATGGATGGTAAACGTCGAAACAACTGGCGGGATGAGCCACCTTCCTGACAATGATGAAAAATTAGACTTTATGACTATTTCACCGCGCGAACGCTTCGCAACGGTGGTGTTATTTGGCCTTGCCCAGCTGGATGGGGAAATTTATTCTCAGGTTTGTGACTATCTTGATAATCTCGAAAACACCAGCCAGTACGGTGACGAGGAGGATGATCGCTTAAATCGTTACATCATTAATGCGATGGAAGCGCACCCGCCTGTTCACTACATGCACCAGGAGGGGCTTAATAATCTCCTGCAGGCAATTTATGTGAAGTTTGAGAACCAGTTACCCGGCGGCGCCGCGCTTTACTCATTTATTAAAAAATGGACTGACAACCCGGGCAAACGTGAAGAAATGCTGCCTCAGAACAGCACCAGCACCAGCACGGAAGATAATACCCACGCTCAGGTTGCACCACAGCGCGGTTACAAACACACATATGCCACTCTGGATCAGGAGATCGCTCTCGCACTGTTGCCAATAGAGCCTGCGACCACTGTATCTGTCAGCGCTCTGCGTCAGGCGGAACGTATCATTGAAGAAGACCGGGAAGACTTTAAGCGCTGGTCTATGGCGCTGCGCACTACTGAGCAGATCCTCAAATATTCCCGCGACACTATTTTTGGCGTTATCCAGAATGTGCCAGCGAAAGATACGCATCACTTCCCCGATTCATTACGCCGCTTTATCGACAGTTGGCTTGCCGAAAATGGTGTGTTCGAACAGAGCCCTAATGTTTCGGAAGCAACCAGTAAATCTCTGGCAGCCGGGCGTGGCGAGTATGTTGACGGTATCAGTGACCCTACCGATCCCAAATGGGTAAAAACAGAAACGCAGACCACAGTGCAGAACGCCTCAAATGAGGCGGAAAAAGTGGAAGCGGTTACTGATTCGCAGGCAGAAGCCGCGCGTGAAACGCTCAATAAAATGGGCTACAGCGTTTACGCCAGTGAATCAGAGCAGGAGCAGAGCAACAGCGAGCAAGTTAATAGTGCAGAGCAATCAGCAGAGTCGTTGGTGCAAGAAGAACCTCGCCCTAACGTTAATGACGTTGAAAAAAGTATCACCGAACGCACCGGTACCGAGATGGAAAATCTCGACCTGTGGAAGCGCGTTTTCAAAACTGATGAACGTTTCACAAAACAGTTTACTCAGAACGGTGGTGGCACATCGATCAACGGCACCTACATGACGATGCTGGCCACTCGTGAATTTGGCCCTAAAGGTATTGGCTGGGGCGTTGATATTCTCGAAGAACGTTTTGACAATGGCGCGCCGATAACCCGTACAGTCAAAGGCCAGGACGGGAACAATACGTGGGAGCTTATTCCAGACGGCATTGGCGGCTACCTCACAGAGAAACATCACGTGATTAAGATCCGTCTCTGGTATGTGCGTGGCGGCGTGCGCGGTGAAGAGATTTCATTCGGCTGCACCCCGTATCTCTACGGGAGTAAATACGGCCCACTCTGCGACGGTGAAGCGACAAAGAAATCACTTACCGATGCGACGAAAAAGGCACTCTCTTCTCTCGGTTTCAGCGCTGATATCTTCATGGGTCTCTATGATAACCCTGAATATCGACAGAAAAACAAAGAAGAATTCGCCCTTAAAATCGCCAGCGATAATGCAGAAGATGCTGCGCGCTTGCGCCAGGAGCTGGACGACAAACTTACGCGAGTTGCAAACACCTTGGCAACCGGTGTCTCTGCCAACGAAGTGACCAAAGTATTCGCATCTATCGCCCGCGAAGTGGAGGTGCACCGTAAAGATGCTGAGGCCAAAGGCGACAGCCAGCATGCCAATTATCTGAGTAAACGTCTGCGTCGCCTGACCACCATCAAAGATGAACGTCTGAAAGAACTGAACAAAGCCCAGGAGAAAACAGCATGAGCAAGGTAACCGCAATCGCATTAGCAAATGATTACTCCAGCCTGTTAAACCTGCTGGAAACCTCTGACGAGTTGACGCCGGAAATGATCGCCGACACCCTGGAAGGGATTGAAGGTGAGCTGGCCGATCGCCTGGATGCAGTTATGGTGGTGGCGCGCAATAACCTGGGCAACGCGAAAACCTGTGACGAAGAGATGAAGCGTCTGGCTGAGCGCAAAAAGTCTTTCGAAAATAAAGACAAGCACCTCCGCAAGTACATTCTGTCATGCCTGTTAGGCGCTGGCCTGGATAAGCTGAAAACCCCCAGAAACACCTTTACTGCTCGTCAGGGTACTGTAAGCGTGGTGGTCGACAATGTTGATGCGTTACCTGACGAAGTGGTCACAGTTCAGACAGTAATCGCCCCTGACAAGAAGGCCATCAAAGAAAGGATAGAGGCAGCCGAAGCCGCAGCGGAACAAATCAAAGCCGATGGTGGTGAGGTACCTGAAGAGTTACTTAATCCGGTACCGGGTGCGCATCTGGAAGTCGGCGAACGTTCATTACAGGTGCGCTAATCATGCTAAAACTGACTCTCAAAAGAGGTGATGCGGTACACGTGGTGTTTCCTGATGGAACAAACGGGATCATCGAAGCACGTAGCCGCAGCGAGTTGGGGTTACATCTTCCGGAGAACGTCAAGGTTAAACGTGAGAAAGGTGCGTTTCTGGAAGGAAACCTGATTAAGCGTAATCAGAATTAATCCCTCTCTGCCGATAGCATTGTGGCCCCAATTAATCAACGGAGGCCACAATGCTGCACTGGCAACCCGGAGCAATTCTGCTCTCAGACTTTGATACCAAGATCGGGAAATTATCAGCAAGCGTACGAAAGAAGACCCTGACCAGGTCGGATATAGAGCGTGCCTGCAGTGACGCTGACGATGCGATATACCGCATGTTGAGGAAAGACCATGAGACACGATCACGACATTATCACCAGAGAAGAGATGATAGAACTGACGGGGACTCCGCTTAAATCAAAACAGTGCGATGCTCTGCGTCGGGCCGGGATATTCTTTATGGAAAGAGCGGACGGCCACCCAAAAACAACATGGGGGCATTTCATGAACCCCATTAAATACCGCAACCAGGAAATCACTCCGGTGCGCGAGGATGAAGAACCAGACTTCGGAGCCGTATTTGATGGCCGGAAAGCGTAAAAACCCCGCTGACAGCTGGATGCCACCGCGTGTATATCGCGGTAAAGCAGCTTATGAATTTCGGACTAAAGATAATAAAGCCGTTCGCCTGTGCGCTCTTAACGAAACGCAGGCATCGGTATGGCTCGCGTATGAAAAAGCCGTGGGCGAAGAAGTCAGGAAAAATACATTCCAAACCCTCGCAGATATGTTTATGGCCTCCCCCGACTTTATGGATTTGTCACCAGAAACCAGAAAGGATTACACGAAATATTCGGGCAAGGTATTACCTGTTTTCGGCAAAACTGACCCCAACAAAATAAAACCTGAACACATCCGACGCTACATGGATCAGCGTGGTGTATCAAGCCGAACGCAGGCAAACAGGGAAAAGAGTTTCCTTTCGCGGGTATTCCGTTGGGGCTACGAACGTGGATATGTCGAAAGAAACCCATGTCAAGGGGTTAAGCAATTCAAGGAGGTTTCGCGCGAACGCTACGTGACGGATGAAGAATATAATGCAGTGTATGAGGTTGGGGCTAATGTGGTCCGTGCTGCAATGGAGATCGCTTATTTATGCGTTGCCAGGCAGAGCGATGTCCTGTCTTTAAGTGAAGAGCAGATCAGCGACATGGGGATATTTATCCGCCAAGGTAAAACTGGCGTGAAGCAGATCAAGGCATGGACACCTCGTTTACATGCAGCGGTTTCGCTGGCTCGCGCGCTGCCGCTAAAACCAGGCATAGGGAGCCTGTTTCTTATCCACCAACCCAGTGGAAGCAAATACACACGTGATGGCTTTAACTCGCGCTGGCGCGAGGCAAAACTCGCAGCCCAGGCTAAGTACCCTCACCTGTCGATTGATTTTACTTTCCACGATCTTAAAGCAAAAGGGATCTCTGATCTCGAGGGTAGCCTTGAAGAGAAACAGGCAATTTCCGGCCATAAAAATTCGAGACAAACAGCAATTTATGACAGAAAGGTAAAAGTGGTGCCAGTAGTTGGAGGGCAAAAAAACTGA